CGTGCCGCTGTCGTCGACGACAATGTCGCAGGCGGTGGAACCGGTGTCGATCTTGACCCGGCCGGAACCGCTGACCGTGCCCGAACCGTAGTGGTAGCCGATGTTGAGTTTGGCCGTCTTGATCTGCAGATAGTCGCCGGCGAAGCCGTCGGCGCCGTCCGGGCCGATCTTGCCGGTAAACGACTTGGAGATATTGAGACTGGCCAGGGCGTTGGCGATGCCCGACTGGTCCAGGCCGTAAATGATCTCGTCGGTAGCGTCCTCGATATAGACGTCTTGATCAGCAGCCCCGCCCGGCACGGCCCCGCCCGACCAGTTATCGGCGCAGGACCAGTCTTTGGGCCCGCTGTTGGCGGTCTCGGCCGCTCTAGTCAGAGTCTGATCGTCCGTGGCCCCGCCGTTGGTGGCGCTGGAGGCGACAGAAAACGCCTCGCCCGCCGTGTCGGCCGTCAAGGTCAGGTAGGTGGTCTCGTCCGCCGCCGTGATCGGCGTGCAGAGGGCATTCGTCTCGGCGTTCCAGGCGGCCACCAGCCCCGCCGTCACATTGGCCACCGTGGCCGCCGTGGCGGTAAAACTCACACTGTGCGACCTGCCGTCCGGGTCGGTAATCGTCAGCGTAAAGACATCGTCGACCTCGACATTGGCCGGCGTAAACTTGTCCACCTGGGCGACGGCCGCCGCCTCACCTGTCCATCGGATGGTTGCCATAATGCTTACCTCATCTCATCTTGCTAGCCCAGACCGAACAGGGCGAACGGTTGACTTTTGTACTTGTTTGATTCCAGATAGACCGGCGGCTGCCCGGCCGCCAACCGCTCGCCGTTGCCATCGAGCAGCACCGGCTGCGTCAAGAGGTTGCTATCCTCGTCCTTGAGCTGCTGATAGGTGGTGTTGCCGTCATCGTCCGTGCCGGTCTTGATGCGATAGCCCTGATCCAACAGCCGCCGCTTCCACCCGTCAGCCCGGGCCGCGAACTCCAGCGAGACCTTGTAATACTCCAGATTGGCCACGCGGTCGGGCGTACCAGAAAATCGCGTGCAGCGCACCGTGGCGGGTGAGAATATCCCGTAAAAGAAGACGTCCGAATTGATCGCGTTGATGTACTGCGCGGCCTGGAGGGCGTCAAACGAGCCCCAGTTGACCTCCACGGCCATGACCAGATCGTAGACCTCATCCGACGGCGGCGGATCGAACGGCTCGTCCGCACTGTTGAGCAAGGCGTTACCGTCGGCGTCCTGCTCGACCGGCTCGGTGGACTGGACGAAATCATAGCTGATAACAGCCGGCTGGCTCAGCGGGTCCGGCACGTACTTGAAATGGACCGTCACCTTCCATAGGCACGACGAGACATACTCGACCGACTTTTCCACGCAATACCACCAGGGATTATACGGGTGCGATTCATAGGCGGCGGGAATGCGATCGGGCAGGCTCGCCGTCGTATCGAGGGCCATCAGCGGCCGCAGCCGGATATCGTCGGCCTGGTCGAACTCGACATAATACTCCTCCGGCGCGGAGCCCTCCTCCGTGGCGATCGCCGCCGCCAGGGTCCGGTTGTCGCGATAGATGCTGACAATACTCATCCTGCTCTATGCCCTCGGCAACATGGCCAGTGTGTTGCGTCCCATAACGGTATCCGCCTTCGTATCCCGCTGCTGCCGCCGCAAAAGTGCCACCTGCTCCTGCTGGAGCTTGAGGCTCTCCCGCGCCAGTTTCGTCTGCTCGATCTGCGCCGCCACGCCCGGATCCTGCCGCGCCGCCGTCGTGCCCAGAAACCGCGACTCCGTCGCCGCCAGCGACCGCCCACCGCCGCCCGCTAGCGCACCGCCGCCGCCGCCCGCACCCGCGCCGCCCGTGGCCCGCTCGGCCAGGGCCGCCGCATCGAAACCCCCTTGATCGGGAAACAGGGCCGCCGACATCTTCTCACCGAGCGTCTCCTCCAGATCCCCGATCTCTCGATTCAAGGCTCGCTCGGTATTGCTCAATTCCCTTGCGGCGATCTTAGGCATTTCTTTTAAGTGCGATTCATAATCGCCCATTAAATCGGACCATTCAAAATGCCATCCCTTGCCTTTGATTGCATCCCATACGGCGACAAAAAAGTTTTTTATATTCCGCCCCATGTTTAGAAAGTAGGACTTAAAAAAACTTCCTATATTCAGAAATACATCCTTCCAGTTCCGTCCGAACCAAGCCAGTAGATCGGGGATGGTTTTGCCAAAGAAATGCTTGATGCTCTCCCAAAAGCCAATGAGCGACAACTCGGCTTTTTTGAAGGTTATACTGAAGACCGTCCGCCAATTCTGAATTCCAACCATCGCCACCTTGAAATACTCAATAAGGTTGGGCAGCACGCCCGCCAGGGCCCCGCCGACCATCTCCTTGAAATCGCCCCAGGCATTGGACAGCTGGGCCATGGCCCCGGTGTAGGTGTCGGTCTCGCCCTGGGCCAGCTTGAAATCTTGAGCCCCCCGCCGCAGGACCTCCTGGAACTTCTCCTGGGCGGTGGCGCCCTCGGCGAACTTGACGCCGTAGCGGGTGAAGGTGGAGGTATCGCCCGCCGCCGCTCGCGAGACCAGCCGCATGGCCGTCTGCACGTCAATTTCCAGGGACTTGCTCAGGCCGATGGCCGCCACCGTCGCCGCCTGGAGCGAGTCGCCGCTGAGCTTGCCGATGGTGGCCCCCAGCTTCATCAGGCCCAGCGTCGTCTCATCGCCGACCGTAGTCATCCCCTGGAGCTGGCTGGCGAACGCCTCCATCTGCTTGAGTTCGGAGCGGGCCCCCAACTGCTCGAGCGCATCGCCGAGGCCCTTGACCGCCTTTTCCTGGACGCCGAAGGCCGCCAGCGATTCCGAGGCAAAGTTCTTAATGGCCCGCGCCCCGAAATAGACCCCGGCCGCCATGGCCGCCTTCTTGAGCATGGAGCCCATCCCGCCGGCGGCGCGGCCGACGTGGCCAAACTTCTTGGACGCCTGGTCCCTCGCCTTAATCAGCACTCGCACGTTGTTGTCAGCCATGGCACTTCATCCGTTTCTTCCAGTACGCCTGCTCCCGCCAGATACAGCGGCAGGCATCGACGAATACGACCAGCTGATCGAGGGCCCCTCCCGCCATGGGCGGGATGCCTTTCTCGTACAGCTCGGCGTATTCGATCATCAGCCACACCTCATCGTCAATTTCTTTGAGCGGGCATTGCCTAATCGCGATCCGGCCCGCCTGGCATTCCGAGCAGCCCTTGCCCTCACAGACCGTGCACTGCAACTCCAGCGGCTCTAGCTCGCTGGGCTCGTCGCGGCACTGTTCGAGGCCGCGGCACTGACTGCAGACGGCTCCGTACTGGAGGCCGACGGCGAGTCGGATTTTTTTTTATCCTCCGCTGTGATTCGCGTGTTGACGATCCGCGCGATCAGCTCGCACGCCTCGACCGGCCCGACAATGGCCCGAAGCGCTTCGGCCCCAGCGGCAAACGGAATCTCCCGGGGCGGCTCGCACCGCTCGTCCACCATGTGCTTCCAACCCACCAGGCCGGTGCAGGCCGCTTCGTAAATCGCCGCCGAGCCTTCCCGCGCATCGCCCGCCTGCTCCAGGCCATCGCGCAGCTCACAGACCGCCAGCCACTCATCGCCCGTCAGATAGCGATAGACAAACGTGGGCCGCTGGGCCTCCGGTCTGCCTTCGTCCGACGCCAACACCACCTCGAACCGACTACGCTTGCTCAACGCCATAGGCATGTTTCTTCGATCCTTTCTGCCGTTTCTTGTCCTGCTGGACGGCCAGCAGGTACGCATCCTGCGTCGGCTGGTCCAGCTTCTGCCAGATCCTCAAGATCTCCTCATCCGAGGCGTCCTCGAACCCGCCGCGGTGCTTCTGGATCGCCTCGCGTATGACCTGCAACCCCATAACAACACCTCCCGTTCTTAGGCCGTCGTCACGGCAATCGAATACTCATCATCGCCGCTGTTGCCCAGCAGCTGGGCCATGTATTCGTAAATGGCGATGCCTTCCCGATCGCCTTCCTTGCCCGGCTCCTTCTGCTGGACCTTCGGCGCGGTGATCGTGATGGCCTTGCCCGCCCCCGACCCGATGGCCAGCGACAGGGCCGCCGTGGTCAGGGCCTGGCGGATCCCGTCGAAGTCGTAGCCGGCGATCTTGTCCCATTCCGGATCGAAACTGAACGTGGGGTCCCGGTCGGCAATGCAGTAGTGATCCGCGCCGGGCCGGTAGGTGACCTGGTTGGCGAAGTCCAATTCGAACTTGTTGAACTTGAAGGCGTTGCTGGCCAGCGTCACCGCACCGGAGCCCATCAGCGGCGGCGTGGTCGTGCCGGGCGAATAGGTCGGCAGGGCCGCATCGGCGGGGGCCTTGAACATGCCGGCCATCTCTAATTCCAGCATGACGCGCTGGCCCCACTCACCGGAGATCTTGCAGGTGCCCGCCGCCCCGTAGAGCACTTTGAGCGTACCGTCGAGATAACTACGAATCGTCGCCGTCTTCTGGCTCGAAATAGTCGAGGTCGGCGTGTACGTTTCGGACGTGTTGACCAGCCCGCACGCCTGGAGCAGGGCGGAGATCGCCGCATCCATGGCGTTGGAGCCGTTGCCCCGCAGCTCCGCCGAGCAGGAGAAGACCCCCAGCTCTTCCGAGAACATCCCCGGCGTCATGTGGCCCAAAAACTTTGAGGTGCCCTTGCGTTCGATCCATTCGGCCGCCGATTCCAGCTTGGGATCGAAACAGAGCAGGTCCGACAGCCCCGTCGTTTCTTCCGTGCCCTTGGTCGTCTCCACCTTGACCTGCACAACCCGCTTGCGGCTGAGTAAGGGTGCTTGCAATGCCATGATCTATCTCCTGTTTAGGCTTGTGTGTAGGGATCATCCTGGTCCGTACGGTAGTGGACATCCAACCGCACGACCACGCCGGTCTTGCCCGGCCCTTCTTTGAACTCCGCCGCCGGCTGAATGATCGTATCAATCGCGTAGCCGCCCCGGGTGCGGTCCTCGCAGAGCTTCTTAATCAGGTCGGCCTTGACCTGGTTGAGTCGCGTGTCGATGGACGTGGCGGCGTCGTCCGAGTCGATGACATAAACCACCAGGGCGAATTCCTGCCGGTAGTCGACCACCGAGACCGGCTGCTCGCCGACCAGATCCTCATCCAGCTGCTTGACGAGCACCACGCCATCCTCCGCCACCGTCGACTCGAAGTCCCGCCGTCTGGGCCGCAGGGCCGTCAGGTCCTGATTGAACCCGTTGGCCTCCGTAATCGCGTTGACGGCCGCCTCGATGTCGAGGGCGATATTTTCCACCACCGGCACACTCATCGTCCGCTCCTCTTTTTGAGGACGTAATCAATCTGTGACCTGACCTGTTTGTGCAACTCGCTCTGACTGGCCCGCAGAATGTCCTTGAGGGTCCGCGGGCTCGCTTTCACCAGCGTCGGCACCGACGGGCCAAACCGTTCCCGAATCGGCAGCCGCTCATCCGTCGTGCGTGTGAAGACGCCTCTGTGACCGGTCGGCATCGTGGCGATAAAGGCCGACGGAATCATCTGGCGGCCCTCGGCCTTGGCCAGCATGTACGAGACGCCCCGCTTGGTCTGGCGGGCGCCAAAGCCAATCAGCGGCACGGCCCGGCCCCAGATTGTTAAAGACCCCTGCCAGCGTTTGTGATTGGCCTTCGAGATGGCCACCTGACGGCGGATCTGTTTCTGCTTGACCTTGATATCCTGGGCAATCCGCTTGGCCGCCTTGCCCTTGGCCGACCGCAGCGTCCGGTTAATGGACCGGCTCATGACGCCGGGAATCTCCTTGGGCACGGCGGCCAGCAGACGCTCGACCCGCGCCAGATCCCCCTTGTTCACCTTGAGATCGACATGCACCGCCATGATTAACCCAGCTCCAGATACAACATGCAGGGGTCCTCTTCGATCACCCGGCGAATGGGCCGCGCCGTCATGGAGCCGCCCACCTCCACCGCCACGTTCAACTTATCGCCGCCCGTGTCCAATTCGTCCCGACTGATCCCGACCGTATCGCTATTGGCCACCCACACCTTGAGCACCGGACCGCTGCCGTAACCGCTATCGGGATCCGTCTGGTAGCCCTCCCGCTCGACCATGGCGTAGATCGTGCGGGCGGC